TCGAGCGTCAGGTCGCGCTTTTTCTTTGCCATTACTTCCACCCGCGCTTCATCTTCGCGTAGGTCTTGGGGTCAATGGTTGACTTGGACTTCGGGCGGCTGGTGCCTGCCTTCTTCCGAGCGTTCATGTTGTCGTAGAGGCCGCGCTTCTTTGCCATCACCACTCCGCGTGCTTGAGTTTGCGTTGCTGGAACTGCAACCGCCTCCACGCAAGAGTACCAACCTGCATCCCGGTATCCACGACTTTATGCTGTCCTTTGCCGCGCATGCCCTTCCAGCACAGGGCATCAGCGGTCGGGCGGTCGCCGTGGTTCTCCCTTGCGCCGGATGGATCAGGGGTTGCCATGCTCCTGCCGTGGACGACCCAGCCGCCATCCGTGTAGACGATCTCCTTGCATTCCCGGAGGGCTTCGACCGACCGATTGACGAATTCGCCCTCGTTCAGGGCGCGTCGATACTCTCCATACAGCGCCCGCTTCTCGTCCTTGGTCGGCCACCAGCCCGGGATGGTGCCGGACTTGGAGTTGATAGCCAGTTCGTTCTTGCGGAAGTAAACATTTCTATATCCCAATTTCATTACGACATCCCCAAAATTCCTACCGGGGCCGGGAGCCTCCCAAATCATGTACGCCTCCCTGCCCATCCCCTTGAACCACCTGCCAAGGGCAACAGCCAGACGGCCAAGTTCGTCGGGTCGGATCTTGGGATCGACATACTCGGCGACCTTCTCCCCCGTCAGGCAGTCGCCGATGCTGATGGCGCTGTTGCTTGATCCGGTGCCGGTGGCAATGTCCACCCCGATGGCGTAATTGCGATCCTTCGGCAACTCGAACCCAAGCGTCGGCATGACCCACAACTTCAGCCGGCCATTGCCGGCGGCGACGAACTCCTTCGGCTCCAGCGTCATCGGGTCGAAGATCAGGTCGCCGCGAACGATGGGCGGAGCAGCCTTCGCCACCAGCCGGTCGATCATCGAAGCATCGAAGAACAGGTAGTCGCTGCCGGCAAAGTCGATGTCCAGTTCCTGCGCGATCTCGGTGGAGTTGGCGCAGCGCAGGCACTCCTTGTCGTACCACGGGCTGCGAGCCTTGCTGCCTTCCGTGTACATGCCGGCCGCCTTCACCGGATGCTGCGACCAGTGCATGCGAACCTGCTTGATGTCCGGCTTCTGCGCAAGGTCGTAGAAGGCGTTCGCGCTTCCGTTGGGAGTCGAGTTGAAGATGCGGCACTTGGTCGCGTCGCGGGTCGCGCTCAGTGCGCGGTATCCATCAGTCGCCTCGAAGGCGGCGAACTCGTCAAGCATGATCGCCGTGCGCCGGTCACCACGCGCGACATCGCCCGTCGTCGATTCGCCGTCGATGCTCGAACCATTGTCGTCATTGGACAGGCGCAGACGGGTGCGCGTCATGTTCGGCAGGAGCCAACCCGGCATGTTCTTGTGCAGGAAGTCGAACTTCCAGAACAGGCTCTTCGGGTTGCCGGCCTTGTCCACATAGTCCTCGTTGCGGCTGACGCACAGGAAAGACTGCCCGTGGATGAACCGCCATCGATGCTGGAACACCGTGAGGATCAGCCACGATGCGCCCATGTCTCGGCTCTTGGCGAACAGAATGTCCTCGCCCGTTTCAATCGACTCAATCACCTTCGATATCGCGTCGTCCTGAAACGGGTAGGTCAGGAACGGGATCGTCGAAACCTTGAGTCTCGGGTCATATGTCCAGCAGAACGCATTGATGTAGAACAGGCAATCCTCGGCGCACATCGACAGGATCGTCGCCTTCTCCTTCGGGCCGCCGTTGGCGAACTTCAGGAGTTCGGATCGGAACCGGAGGTTTGCATCGCGCTCCTTCGGAACGAGATGCACATGCGGGAACATCATTCCTGCAACTCGTCGATGACCTCGCCGGCCTCTTCGATCTTCATCTTGCGCACGAAGACGGGAGTGCCATGGCCCACCCAGCCACCGACGACATTGAACTCGAAGTACTCCTCCGCCTCATCCTCGTCCATGCCGTCGCGCTCCATCAGGATGCCGATGCACTTGGCCCGGTCGTAGATGGCGAAGTGGCGGTTGTACTGCTGGCCGATGCCGATGAACGCATCCTCGAACCCATCGGCAAGCATGATCATGTCGTCTTCCGGCCTGCTCATCCTTCGCCCTCGTACAAGAACCGCGCCAAACCCTTGTGACGGCAATCGTGCAGCAACGCATGCAGGCGCTCAATCTCCGCCTTCATCCATGTCTGCTCACGCATCTCCTTCGCCAACTCCTCGCGGAGGTTGACGATCTCGTCCCGACATTCGTGCAGCAACCCCTCCGCCTGCTTGCAGCGTGGGGCCGAGAAACGCTCAACCTTCTCGACGATGTCCAGACCGAGATCCTCCTCGACCGGGAGGGTATCGGCTATCCACGGCCAATCAATCGGAACTTTCTTTGGCACCCATTGCTCCTTCGCTGATGAGCCTCACCCGTTCAATCAACTCCAGCACCGCGGAGCCGTCGTCCGACAGCCGCTCCGCCGCCTCCAACTGCTGCTTGCTCGGCATCATCTTCGCCCAGATCTGCCCCCAGAACTGAGCCTCGTTCTGGTTCGACCGGCGCGCCCAGCAGAGCATGCTCCATGCCTCCATGCTCGGCGCATCCTCGGCCTTCGGATCCTCGACCATCATCTGCTTCGCCACCCACTCCACCGTCTTCGTGATCGAACATGTCCGACCCTCGAAGACCTCGGCCTTCACCCGCCCGACCGAGTCCGGCGCGCCGGACTTTTCTTCCTCGCCTCCACCCAATCGGCCACCGTCGTCAGGACGCAAATCATTCCCACCCCCATCAGAACCCCTATTGCCACCAGCGTCAGATAGTCCATTGGTCACCTCCTCGTATGCCCGCGCCCATGCATCCGCAGCACCAACGCCACCCGCCTTCAACGCCTCCCGCTTGCGCACAAACTCGTTCCACAACCCCCTCTCAACCAACTCCGCACGCTGCGCAACCTTGTTCTTGCGGTGCCTGAATTGGTCGTCAGTCAGCCTCGCCATACCGCCAACACTACCACAAGTTCGGGATGTGTACGGTGGGGCGGGGGTATATCTGGCGCAACGACCGTGTCGGGCGTTGCGGTTTGAATTTCGCGGGCATGGGCGGGCTGGCGTGCGCATGCTCGGCGGCGCGGGCCGGCGCGAGCGCGAGCGCATGCGCGAGCCGCCCCACCGCGACCCAGCCGGCACGGGGCCAAGACGAGCCGGTGCGGCGGGCCGTTGGCCGGGGCCATGCATGCATGCCCGGGTCGCCCGGTGCGGGCAGGGCGTGCGGCGTGCGGGCCTGCGGCGGGGGGAGCGCCATGCATGCGGCGGGGTCGGCGGGGCGCAGAAGAGGAACGCGCACGCATGACGCGCGTAGGCGGCGGGCCGGGAGCGCGGACTACCCCCACCCCCCTCGCACCCATCCATGCATGCACCCGGCGGCGGGCGGTCGGTCGCCCTGACGGGCGGGCCGTTCGGCCTCTGTACGGGCGAGGGCAGTCGTTCGGGGTCTGTACGGGGCGCGTAATCCGATCTGCGCGATCTTCGCGAATAACCCGGCGCGGGCCTTGACAGGCGGGCGCGTTCGCCATCTGTACGGGTCGGGCCGATGTTCGGTCGCTGTACGGTACAAGGGCTAGGGCTACTGTACGGGCCACAGTACAACTAATAGACCTTCGCTACGATGCCTCCAGAGGCGTTCCGGCATGCAACCATGGGCATCGGGGCGTCCCCGGATCGGACGCAACTGGGGGCAATCTAGGGGCATTGCCGGGCAACCGGGCCGGGGCCGTCCCCATCGACATAGAGATAGGAACGCGAGGGCGCGGGCGGGCCGACCGGGCGGCAGTCCGGCGCGCCGGACAATCTGCCGGGATTGTGGTTGCACCCATGCATGCATGCCGATACACTCCCGGCATGGGGCGCGTCCGCCCCTTCAACCTCTCACCGCGCATGCATGCGCAGGACTGCAACCATGGGCAAGGCCCCGACACTCTCCCACTTCACTTCCGCCAAGGGTCGCCGCTTCCTGTTCCTCAACGGGGGCAGCATCAAGCGGGCAATCAACCGCCTCCGCGCCTCGTCCCCCCTCGCCGTGCAGCCGGGGAACGACCTCGCCAACTTCGCCAAGGTCGCCTTCACCGTGCAGGCGGACGGCACCATCGTCCTCGCCGCCAAGCAGAGCGCGGCGCATTCCTACGAGCCGATCCGCGCCGCATCCGACACCGGGTCGGCGGAGTGGGCGCATGCAATCGCGCAGGCGTTCGCCGCGACCATGCCCGCCGCGCATGTTGATGCGATTCAGTCGCTGACGCGCGAGGCTCTGCAAGGCGGCGCGACCATGGCCCAGTTCGACGCGGTCGCCGCGTTCGCCAACGCGAACCCCGCGACCGATGAGAACGGCGAGGCAACCGGGCAGGGCGCGACCTCGCCCCAGTTCACCCCGGCACCCGCGCCGCAGGGCGGCGGCTACACGCCCCCGCCGCAGCCCGCGCCGCAGCCGCAGCCCGCACCCGCGCCGCAGCCCGCGCCGTCCTCCCTTGATGCCTTCGGCGCGTTGGGTGAGGCCATCAAGGGCG